AGAACATTACCTGCTGGTTGGGGTGCACCAGCCTTTAAGGTAATGGATGCGTGATCATAGTACGAATCTCTCTGACCATTATCAAACGTATAGTTGTTTGTAATATCATATGATGGATCGGACAACATTGATACTGTTGGTGTTGTACCTGATGCCTTCGTGTCGATAATTTTAACAATTCGTTTAACATCAGACAGATATAAACTTTGTGGTTGTCCTGGTGTTACCAGGCCTGCATGTTGAACGTAAATCTGACCCGTCGATGAAAGTGCGGTATCATCAACGAAAGTATTTGTGTTAACTGTTGTTCCGGCAATATTAACTGCACTAGTATTGGCAACAATTAAGTTCTTCAACTTTGTGATGTATGAGGATGAAGATAAATCACCACTAATAACTTGTGCCTTTTCAACAATTACTGCTGAGAATGGTGACAAGTCTTTTGCACTCAGCGTGGCAATTGAAGAATCGTCATCTGTGGTAATGGTTCTGATTGCAGTATTTGTCCACGAAAGAACATCACCAACGTCAATTGTTGTGTTGGTCTTTTTGTCTGTAACAATAATTGTAAAATTTTGTTTAATCGTATCTGCTGAGAGTGTACTATTTGGAGTACCAAGGTGTCTAACTGCATTGTGTAGACCACCAGCTTCAAATGTTAGTGCTGCGGTTACCGCACCGGACGAACTTTGGAAGTTAATGTTACGCCAAATTTGTTGTGTTGTATATGATGTATCGATCAGTGATGCGACATACGGATTACCAACACGGAAAATCATTTCCGGTATGGTTGGATTTTCCAGAATTGTATCACCGGAAGGTAAACCATTTGTTTTACCTTGTACACTAATTGCCGCAGAAGATTCTATAACTGCTGGATATGAAGTCTTGTTGGCGTATAGTACAGTTTCAACATCACTGATATCAAAATTTAAAGCATAAGTTGAAGATGTATCTGGTGTGATTGACCATGCTTGGCCGACGGTGGCTGTTTTTGTTGATCCGTTGTAAGCAGTGATTGTTCTGGTATCACCAGCATCTGTTCCGTTGGTGATAGTAATGTTGACACCAACATAGGCACCGTTTACCGCAGAAGCCGAGCTCGCCAATTGTATTGTTGTTGATGTTGCTGCAGCCGCTGTACCTGTCAACGAAACAGTATTGATGTCATTAACAAAGGCCTTATACACATACGTTGTGGTATCCACATCACTGGTGTTGTGGTCGTAAGTTAAACCACGAATATAACCATTACCAACTAATGTTGAATTGTAAGTTGTTGCATTGGTTGTTACAACATTCGCTAAATCAACACAGTGTAGGTCGATAGTTTGTGTTGTAGTAACATCAAAGAATGTATTTGAGACACCCGTTGATCTGGTTGTGGTCCCCTTAACGTTGTCCACATAGAAATAAGAACCATAGTCAATATAAACTGGTGCGTTTCCTTGTGACGATGTTGTTCTTGCACGGTTAGAAACTAAATCTACAGGAGTGTGGTTTTCTAAGCGATAACCGTGTACATATGCTACACCCTTACCTACACTCATTGTGTAGGTATCACCAACAGGATCAATTGAAAGGTCAGTTGTTTTTGGTGTTAATTTGAAATCATTAACAACATAGTCACCATTGGTATCGTATGTTCTTTTTGCAAAATAATCATCAATAACATTGTACACAGAACCGTCAACCATTTTTTCTACTGAACCATCGGTGATTCTGACTAGTTCTATAAAGTCTTGGTCATCACCAAATTGTAGTGGACGTGTATCTAAAGTTAAACTGATGTAGTAACGATCTGCGCCTGGTGCTTGATAGTTTGATGCACCAACAGCTGGGTCGAGTAATGACGGATCATCAATAGAATCTACAATTGTTTCTGTGATCGTTAAACCGACACGCATATTTGGTGTACTGTCGTATTTGTCTAGAACGATTGTGTCTGGTGAAACTTGAACAAAATTACCCAATACGTAGAATACACCTTGAGAGATAGAAGCTACAGATGATGTTCCTGTTGCATCGAGTTCGATTGCCTGACATGCTAGATTTGATGCGGTATCATAGATCACATCGCCGTCAGAAAATCTTTGGCCTGATAGGTAAGAAACTATAAGTGTATTAGGGTCACCAGAAGCTGCAGATGCAACCGCAACACCAAGTACTCGAGCGAGAACTTCACCTGTTGCATTTTTGACCAATAGTCCGTTGAACTGTGATACATCAATAGATGCATTATTATATGTACTAGCAAGTTTAATGTAGTAACAATTGAAATTAGTTGTTACTTGACCACCGGTTACCGGTGAATTCTGTTTAAAAATATTATCTGCAAACTTGGTAATTTGATCTTGCAGAATAGTTTGTGACTGTGTTAGTTCTCTTGCTTGAACCGCATAACCTGGTTTGAAAAGAATGCGGTGAAAGTTCTTAGTCTGATCGAAATCGTCGTAATACGGAGAAACATTGAAATTCAGAGACATTTTATTCCTTTAATGACCTAACACTAGTCTAAACTGTTCGATGCCATCGGCACTTCTTTGAATGCCGCTTCTATTTTCTATGTAGGAAAGATATCCAGACATAATTTGGAAATCGGGAACACTATATGTTAATAATGTTCTGGTTGTAGCCGATGTATATCCGAAAACAGGAGCGTTTGTTGTTAATGAACCGGTAATATTTATCAGCTTTAATACGTTTCCTGCTGCATCAAAACTTAAAACTCTTGCAGAAAATGATGCATTTTCAAGTGAAGGTCCTTGATAGACCCATTCATCTTGAACGTATGCACCGAAACCTGGTGCAACAACCAAGTCGGTGGATGTTTTATATATCTGACCACTTGCACCAAGTGGACTGTCAGATAGTGTGGTCGGACTAATAACTAAACCAAGTTGGTGGTAGTCGATATCAGTTGGTATTACACCACCTTCAGAACCATTAAATTCACATACCAACATGATGTTATGTACTGCCAGTTCACCGACAGCATCATAACCATGACCTGAAACTGGTGATACTGGTGCAATTAGTTGAGCACCCGAACCTGTTGAGGAAACTATTTTTGCTTCCGCATAACTATAATTTGAACCTGGATTTGTTACGACAATATCTTTAATAACACCATCTTCAACTTGTGCTGTTGCTGTTGCACCTGTGCCGTCACCAGTAACGACAACGGAAATTACAGAGTTTGCAGGATCGTATCCTGAACCACCATCGGCGACATTGATAACTTCAATATCACCGTAACCTGCAGCTGACAGTAATGGATTTGGTGCATAACCAATATTAGGAACTGGAATCCACTTATCATCCATGAACTTAACTTTCAGACCACTATCAATGGTGTACATGTACTTCCATTTATAACCGTCTGGTCCCTGATAGATATTGTTTGTACCAAAGGTACCCGGTTCGAAATATGGTTCGTATGTTGATGGTGATCCGTTTGAATTCCATAAACATTTAAAAATTTGGTCGTATCTATTTCGAACATAGAAATGTTTAATTAGATAACCATTGGAATCGGTTTCAAACATATCAACCGTATCCAAGTAATGATCATAGGTTGTACCTGAAGTCCAGTCTATACGTTCAACAATCAGACCAATATCACCTGCTGTAATCTGTTTCGCCACAAACATGTTTTTATAAACTTGTTTTAGTGCTCGTTGATCTTGTGTTGGAACCGGTATATTAGGTTCATCCGACCAAGGGTCAACCTTTGATAGGAAACAATAGACCGAAGCCATTGGAACAGATATTGGTCCAACAGGTATCATAGCTATCGGAGAATAGTAGAACTGTTCCGATATTGCTAATTTGGCGTTATATGTAACTAGTGATGTTGTGGTCATGGTATATTATTTATTAACTATGTGGTTAATCATTGATACTTGCTGAACCTATTTGATTTAGGATCTTAACTTGTGTCGTATTGAATGTTCTTCTTACTGACATTAATGAGTTAACACTATTTGTCAGGTTGTTGGCCAGATATATGATACCGTTTTCATAGTCGATACTATCAACCCATACGATAGAATTATCTGGAACACTAATAGAATCTCCAATATACACAATATCTTTTAACGGATAGTACGGATCACTATACTGTGCATTGTTGATAATATCATATGAACCGGTTAACGATGTAATATTTATCGTGTTAGTTCCGGTTGTACCTGTGACATATGCCACATTTGGATATGTTAACCATGTGTTGGTTTCCAGTGTCACTTCATTGTTGGAATGATCAACACTCACTGCTCTTGATCTTACGTTTACTCCAGAACCAGATTCTATTTCCAATATTGTGTTGGCATATATGAAATTGGCAATGTTTGCAACATTCATATTACCAAAAACAACTATATTGTTTGACAGATTGGTGAAATCTGAAGTCATTTGTACATATGAACTTGTGTTATTTGTATAGTGTGCTAAAGGATAACCAGGTGACATTTCATGGAATAATGACGTTGGAACTTCAACAGCAGTCAACAACTTATAACGACCCAACATCTTCATACCCGATGGGTGTAAAAGATTCAACAATATATCACGATACTTTGCGATTTCTTTTTGTACTGTAATTAAGTATGTGTAATTATTATATGTTTCACTTTCCAATACACTGTAAGAACTTGGTTGTCCTTGACTATTTAAATATTGACCTTGTCCCAAGACCAGACCGTTTAAGTAAGTCGCAACACCCTTGGCGGTTCCATCACCATATGTTTTGATGCCATTCTTGTCATATGATGCATCAGGAACGACCTTAGCGAAATGCATGTTTATGTTTTTGTTTTCAATCTTAATTAACTGTTCCGGATCAGGAGCGGATGTGTAATTGAATAATCTTAAAATATACTTAGACTTTAATGGGTCGGAATCGGGTAAATATAGGTCAATGGAATCTACTATAGATTTATATGATATGCCGGAGATATTCTCTCCTTGATATGCAACATCCATTTTTTGTGGTAGATCATAAATGGCCACATTTGAAACAACAATGTCTTGAACTTTTAATGAAACATTAGGTGTCGCAATATAATCTTCACCTGGATTAGTGATGTTGATTGAAGTGACCGAACCTACACGGTCAACAACCGTACCAAAATCGGCACCATCACCAAGAATACCTGGAACATATACTACAGCATTAGCGGCCGATGGACCTGTTGAATTAATAGTTATTGTCGGCAAACTACTCGGCAAATAACCCATTCCACCTAAAGGGTAATCATAACTCGATGGTCCGTGCACATATTTAATTTCTGTGATTTCACCGGATGGGCCAATTGCAGTTACATTTGCATATGCTCCATAACCAGAACCTCCAGAGAAAACGATTTTATCGTTGACTCTATAACCCGTTCCCGCACTGGTTATTTGTATTGGTGCCAGAATTCCTAAACTTTTAACTGAGGCCTGAGCACCATCTAGGTCATTTGGAAAAGTTGAAATCGCTTCAACTGTTGGTGCCGTCGATATTCCGCCGCCACCGAATGTGACGAGTACGGAAGAAATTGGATATGTTAAGAACGAATCGAAAGACAGAGCATTAGCTAAAGTTGTATTTGCATTAGATATTGCAATATTCGAAAAATGATAATTTGTGTTACCAATTGTGGTCAAACTTTTCAGTGTTATTGTATCTTTAGGTGCATAAGTCACTCTTGCGGTTACATTCGCATAAGGAGTCAATGAACCCACAACAGCTGTTGCACCGCCACCACTGGTTATGGACATAGATGTGTTTGGATAAGTTGTATATCCATAACCACCAGTTAAAACGTTGATACGTTGAATTGAACCCTTTGTGGTTTCACCAACGGTCGCAGTCGCACCAATACCTGTGTTGGAGTTTAGACCATCATATACAACTACTGGATCTCCAGGTTGATAAAACAATCCTCTGTTTTTAGGATCAATTTTAATTTGGCTAATCTGTCCAACAATCTTCGCACGTAATGTTTGTCCGTCAAATAACACATCTTGATTATTTGAATCCACAACTCGGACAAATTCACCAGATTGGAATAAACGTTCAATGTTTGAAATGAATACTTCTGTTTTCGAACCAGACTTGACTGCATTTTCGATTGTTGCAATTGTCTTTGTTGTTTCACCGAAAAGTCTATAATTATTAACTAACAGGAAATTAGGATCTGTTGTGGATAATTTCAGTGATTTGGAAACATACCAAAGACCATCCGATGCACGAAGAATTGCATCCTTTGTATAAAAAATGTCAAAGTCTGAATCATATAATACTTTAAACAGAAATTTGTATGATGCAATTGTACCTTTAGATTGATATAATTCTTTTGCAAACTTGAGCGCCGTTTTCTTATCCAACAATGCATCTTGTGGAAAATAGGGCAGAAAATCATTAATGTAATAGTTTATAAATTCACTGGTGGTTTTATCAACATCAGTATAATTTAAAATGTTTTTTGTTCTATCAGTTACGTTGTCATTTTGTTCCATCCATTCATAGTAAGCCTGAACGAATGTTACAAAATTGGAATACTCTGGGTTATCCCTGATAAATTCAGGTAACTGATATGGAATCAGTAATGATGTTTTTTGGTCGTTTTGGATCATTATTGTGTTTTGGCAGTAACGTTAACTTTAATTGCACTAGAATCATATGGATCGATAGTAATGATTCTATTATATGTAGATGAGATTAAAGTGGTGGTCGGTTTAGATGTAATCGTTAGATGACCAAGTTCATTATCTACCTGCACAGGGTTAAAACCATTTAGTGTTACGATGCCATTTGAGTAATCGATTGTTCCTATGTTACTATTGAATATGGTTTTTACGTTGTTTGTATTATAGTAATATGATCTTAATGTACCATATTGACCCTGCATCGTGGCGAAGGCAGCACCTAATTGTCCTGTTGAATCGTTTTCAACAGGTGTAATCTTAACAATTACGCTTGTGTAACCTGAACCGGGATTAGTAATAATAATTTTCTTTATTGTACCAGAAGTGGTTATTACGGCTTCGGCCGAAGCACCGGTACCATCACCCAAAATCTCCACCTTTGGTGGATACTGGTAACCAAAGCCCGGATTTAAAATACTAATTGATTCTACACCACCAGTTGTTGATGGTATTTCCTCAATGTAAACACCATCAACAATTTGGTCCAGATTCAATGGATTTCTGTACTGTAATGCAGGTGAACTTCCTAAACCACTTGCAAAAGATGATCTAACCAAAGGTGCACCATAATACAATTTGTATGTTTGTGTGGTTGTCAAGTTAGGATAGAATTTTTTCTGTAACTTTATTGCCACTTCGTTGGTGATAATAGACACATCAACACCCTGTATCAACGAAGATAACTGTGGAACGGATAATGTTGATTCGAATGTGTTTAATGTATTGGAAGAAAATCTTTGAACAGCACTAGAAACTAATGTTCCTATTTGGTTTGCCGACAATGTTGTTTTCTTAGGATCATACATGACATTAACGTCCAGTGTAATATATGTATAATCTGGTTCAACGATTGTTGGTGTTACAGTCATTACAGAAATAGGTTTAATAACATCTTGTACTAATCTTTGTTTCTGTGTTTCGGTTAATGTGTAACCACCTTGAGGTTTCAAACAAATAAAAATCTGACCGTAAACAGGAGGGTCATTTTGTTCACCACCCCAAACGTTGACCGCATCGAAAGAAACACCTAGTGTGTTCTGTTGGATTGCAGTAATATAATCTTCTTTAGTAACTGCACGACCTTGTGCAGCTTGTTTTTTGGTTGATTGGTATTTAATCGAATCGATAGATTCTTTAGGTGAACCGTTTGTCGCAGCATCAAGACCTTCAACCGTCACGAAAGAATAACTTCCGATATTATCCATTAGAACAAAATTATTGGCACCGGCCGCAGCAGAAGCTTCGGTTGAAAGATAGTTTATTTTTACAACATTACCGTCTGTCAATTTCTTACCGATAACACCATCACCAAAGTAAATTTCATAGTTTCCACTTAAAGATTCTTGTAAGAAATATACTTGTGAGTTACCGTCTAATGACAGAATACTGGATGATGGTTTGTAAATGTACTGTGTTGCATCGGTTGATGAATTCTGGACAACAACGGATAACGTAGTTGTATCCACGGAACTATCTGGAATCTCAAAAGTGTAACTTGGATTTGTTGTGCTGTTAACAGTGTAGGAGTACGAAGAATGTACACCTTGTTTTAATGTCACAACAGGAAAAACAACAGTATTTGCCACTGCATTCTGTGTAATCGAATCTGTGTTTACAAATGTGTAGTTAACACCATCTACCGCTTCAGATAAAAATGATGAATATGCTGGCAATGTTAGTGACGAATCGGAAACACCTGAGAATGTTATCTTAACATCAGCTGTTGGTGCGATTGCCGACTTTGGTACATAATTTAATAACTTTGCATGTGAAACAACAGAACTTCTTTGTACTGCTGAATCCAAGAACATTTCATTTGCGACCATGTTCAAGTAAAAGGAGTTATATTGTGTGTTATATGCCAGAAGGTCTACGAGAACGGATAATCCAGAACCATCAAAATTATAATCTTTGAATGTATCTTGACTTTTCAGGTACGTTTTTAGATTATTCTTGATTGTATCAAAATCTAAGTCTGTCAACTGGATGTTAGAATTGGCTCCGGCCATTATCTAGTCCTTTTTAGAATTAAGTTTATTGCTGTCGGTGTAGTCTGGTTACCAATAAAAACATACATCGAAACGTTAAAAGAATTTTCGTCTGGTGCAGCCGATACGATCAGTTGGTGTACTGTTGCACGACTTTCATAATTTTCTATCATGCGTCTAATTTCATCATCAATTAGGCTGGCGGTCAAAGGTGTACAAGGTTCAAAAAGTAAGTTGGTTAAGTTGCAACCCAGCGTTGGTTGAAATAACCTTTCATACCTGTTGGTATTTAATAGATTTTTTATGGAACGAATAACAGCTTGTTCATCATAACTAAATGACACATCTCCTTTCACCGGTTGACGGCGAAAAGTGAGATCGAGGTCGGAGTATATGTGTTGGTTTGCCATTTTATTATTTATCGAGATTTTTAATCAGATTTTCCAACATTTCTATTTTGTTGTTCAAATCTTTTATATGTTCTTGTTGTTCCTTTATAGCTTCAACCAATAAACCACTAATATTTCCATAATTTAGTGTTTTTGTTCCATCGTCACATGTGTACACCAAGTCTGGTAGAACCATTTCAACTTCTTGTGCTACCATACCAATTGAATTTTTTTTATTTCTTTTTAGTGTATATGTTACACCTCGCAAGGCTAAAGTCTTTTCTAACGGAAATTTAATTGTTTCTATATTTTCTTTTTCATTTTTATCCGAAAGACTATTGAATGATACTGAATTTAATGTTCCTGATGACGGATTAAAATATAATCCAACACTATCCGTATATGTACTTGTACTTCCCACAGCATCAACCATTACCGGATAATAGTTTGCATCTGTTGTTGAATCGTCGTTGGCGCCACCCATCGATCCTGGTGGTCCAGCTGGTCCTGTTGCACCAGTATCACCTTTGGGTCCAGCTGGTCCTGTTGCACCAGTATCACCTTTGGGTCCAGCTGGTCCTGTTGCACCAGTA